AGTGATTGCTTTAGACTTAGCACACGTCTCGTGATATGCAGAGAGACCCATGACCACATACTCATCTTCGAGTGGACGTAGACCTAGGAACTTAGTTGTGAGGGTATAGACTAGACCTACCGACTTAGGGTAGTGCCATTCTTTGATTAGATTGAACTTGTGATCCATGATGCAGGCGGTCTGCAACTCACCAACACCATCGATAGAGACGAGGACAGTATCTTCAGATGAATCCCACGGCCGTGTGTAGAATGCAGAGGCGCAGTGTGACTCGTGGTGTAAGTGGTGTGCGTCGTAGACTGACGATTCTGGATAAGGAAATTTCTCGAATGACTCGGAAGACTGGATCATCTCTGTCGTTCTACCCGTCGCATCAACTCCGCCACGCATATCAAACTTGATACCGTGGTCTTCATAGAAAGACACATGGTCCTCATCATTTATCATGTCCCAGAGTACATCGGGAATGTTCGGGTCGTTTTTCTTTTTGGAGTAACGTTCTCCGTGCGTAGCAAATTCTACTGTGCCATCTTCATTAATGATAGCAAATCCTGAGTCATGGTAAAATTCACTGTAACCTACGTATCTCATTGTTCACCTTCGCGTGTATAGACTCAAAGTATTTATAACAAAAAAAGGGGGACCGAAGTCCCCCGACATGCTACCTTGAGCGGGAATTATTGACCTAAAATATAGTTGTATATATCCTTCCAGTTACGCATCAATGGGAACTCACTGTCCTGATTGTAACCGTGTGACATCACTACAGACTCTAGACCTACCTTCGCACCAGCGACGGCATTTTCTACCTTGTCTTCTACCCACAAACACCCTGTGCCTTGGTAGAATTCTAGCTCTTCGTCCTTGTCTGCGCCTGTATCGAGATAGACGTACTTCTCAAACACCGTTGGACCAAAGAGTTCTTGTAGATTCTTGGTGCGTAGGTGTTGTGCGTATTCATCGTTACTGAGAGAAGTGATCGCGTGGAATACGTAACCATGTTCTTCGTGCAACTTACGAACATACTTGATTGCGTCACGCAGTGGCGGAACCTTTCGGATCGTCGCGCTCTCATTGAACATGCGACAGAGTCGTCGCTTCTCGTTGCGTTCCAAACCATACATGACACCTACATCATACACATCTGGATTCTTGATTACATAGTTATGACGTTTCATCCACTGTTTGAATGAGTACATCCAATCGAGTAGTACTCCATCGCAGTCTACCAAGATCACCTTTTCATTCATGAATAAACCCCCTCCTCTCTCACATCGTTCATTATATTGTAAACTTCAGATGGGGTTAGACCCTCATCATATAAAGCAATTTGTAAATTTGCCCAGTCAGGCGCATACTCCGTTCGGTACATGTAGTGTTCTACTAGATCTCTTATTGATTCTTTATTCATGACTTGACTCTCTAATGTATTTGTCGGCTCTATACACCAATATGTTGTAATGATTACCGAATTCTACAGCGGTTGAAAGATCGTCTTGATACATCACTAGACGGTACTTGTACTTTGGGTTTGGTGACGCGTCAACAGTTGCACGTCTACCAGATTTAGGACTAAATGATTCGTACATCTCTTACTTCAGAATGTCCATTCTATAACATTTGGGTATGTTTTGTCAACACTTATTTTCAAAAAGTCTAACATTTTTTAACAAGTGTCATTTGGTTGCGAGAGACTTTGCCTTTGAAGTTACACATATAAGAAAACTCTCTAATTATTTCTATGTCTCCCATTGCATCCAGATTGTATATCATGTCACGTATACCTTCCCATTCAACATTGTCATAGATGCGATACGGTATGTTTAATCGGTCACACATCACAGTGTCTTTGATCACATTTTCTGTGACGTGACTGCCATCTATAAATGCGAGATCAAACGATTGATCTTTGATTGTGTCGTATATGTCAGGCGAAGCGGTTAAGTGTACTTCTACGTTTGGATACCTGTCCATGATGATAGGTCCGAACAAACGTCCTCTAGGATGATCTGGGCAACAACTTACAATTTCGCAATCGTCTGACATCAACTCTGCCCAGTACGATGTAGAGTGCCCCGCATAGAATCCGATTTCAAGTAGTCGTTTGACCTTGGTAATCTGTATCGTTTCTATTAGAATGTCAAAGACTTCGGGCGTGTTGGGTAGATATCCCCAACCATCTTGGTCCCACATTAAATGACTCAGGTCCATTATTGTTGTGTCTTATATCTACGATCGTTCCAGTGACGTACCATATCGACTTTCCACTCACCACCCGTGTAGTGACAAAACTTTGCCTTCTCAAAGAACTCTTCTTCGGATGCGTAATGTGGTGAGTCGTTCCATGTCTGGTCAATTGTCTCGACATCAAAGTCGTGTTTCATCAACTGAGATGAGATGTAGGGTTGATCGTTCATGATGGACATGTGAAAGTCGCCAGAGTAACACCAGTCCTCCCACGATAAGAACTTCTCTCGCGCACGTAGACGCGCCTCACGCGTCCATAGAACAACCCCTGTATTCATTATCATTATTTTAGAGGGTCTGTTAGGCGGCATTACAGGCACAATAGGACAGTCATGTAACATGAACTTGCTACAGAAATCCAGATAGACAGAATCTTTGCTGTCCCATGAGTTGTACCCACCGCCTGATGCAGTAACGAAGTCTGACTCTAGGACACCGTAGACATCGGCACCAGACTCCATTACGTCAAATATGTTTTCTTCAGTGTTGACTACAATGTCTGTATCTGCAAATAACAGATTGTCATAGTCATCAAAGATAGGATCTAACCAGACACGAGCGCACTCGTGTAGTAGAGAAGTAGAACAACCGTGACCTTTAGTGGCAACACGTTCATCTGAGTAGACGTGTTCTGCACCGATCTTCTTTGCGTATTGTTCGAATGATGTACGGGATATGTCCGCTACATCTTTGTACAGGGAAGAGCGTGTACCGTCCCACCCGTTGCTACCACCACGAGCATCTACCGCATCACTCACAATCATGTATTGGAATATTACATTATTTGACATTTTCAAGTCTTCTCATTAGTCGTTCGGATCGTAGTCCTACTTGATAGTACCATCTCGAATCTCGACCTTCTACTGCCGCATTCGCCCAATCTTCATTTTGTAGATGAAGATACATCTTCTTGAACTTACTTAGTCTTGGTCTACCTAGGTTAAACATCATGTTAACCAAGATTTGCTGTACCTCATCTGGCCAACAGTGGAACCCGTCTCCGTATAGTACAGCACATTCGTCGATTGCGACGTTGAGGTCTGACTCGAATGCCTCGCTAACTCTTTCTTCGGATACTTTCGTTCCGACTGGAGCGCCGTACTCGCCGTCACTTTCCTTGATGAGATGTCCAACACCGAACGTGGGATAGTTGAGATGGTCGAGGTAAATCTCATAGACGACTCCTTCGTCAATCTTGAGTTGATTGAATACTGCATCACGGTTCATGATAATAGTTCTTTTATTCTTTAATGAAGACACCATCGACCATTTTTCCTTTACGGTCTTTGATATCATCGTACGCCACGGCCAAACAATCTTCAAGGGTAACTCCATTCCTTTCGGCAATATTAATCAACACGACCATTATGTCACCAATGTCGTCTCGGATGTCTTGTTGTTTGCAGATGTTGTCAGAGAGTTCACCGGCTTCTTGTATCAATTTCATGTACTGATCTTTATCGTTAGCACCATCGATTAGATTACGGGCGTGATGCCATTGTATAGTTTTCTCAATCAATTCATTAAGTAACATTATTTTCCTTACAATTTAATAGCAAGTACAGTTAGTATAGCGGCTAATAAAATATTAGTCATTAAAATTTCAATAGCGAGAATGGTATGATACCACACCCACCTTGTTTTATATGCATTAGATATCGTTACGTCGTCCGGATCTGGATCATTGATAGGATCAGCCGAAGAAGGACCAGACTTCAACCAACTAAAAAAACCTAACCACTTAAACATTTATCGTGTTATCCTTGCCTGAGCTTTTTTTAATATTAGAAAGATGGCTTTCCCAATCTTTACCAGCCATGGTCATTGCAGACTTAGTACCAGAAATGAGCTTGGGCGTTGATGAAGGAGAATGATACCTTTCCCATTGCGGGTTATTGTCTTTCCAATCATCGTATTCGGAAATCCGAAGAGTCACTTCCATGATCTCTTCGGTTTCACTATTTTTAAATTCATACTGTGGCATTATGTATCCATTCCAAATTGTTGATCACTCACTACGACAAAGATCTCACACTTGTCTCTGAAGAGATAGATCACCTCCTATCGAAAAAATTGTTGAAGAGAAACTAATATATTTTCATAATTTGCGAAACTAAAATTAGATCGATTACTCTGAGAATATATTGATTGTTTTCTTGTATCATGCACGAATCTTTGTAGTTCGTTAATATCTTGGTTCAACTTTTTTTCTGGTATCGACATAATGTACTCCTTGTTATAGTTTGTATAGTCGAATGTGAAAGTGTTACTCTTGGATCAAGTTTGGTAATGCCTCCTGTATGATTTTCTTAGTGATGTAACGGACAGGTGGTTTCTTTGCCACCATCTTTAGAACATATTCAGCGTCTTCGGGGTGAATCCCTTCTAACAACTCAATAAATTTTTGTTCGCGTTTATACGCGGGAAGTGAGTCTCCACGATTACCATGCACAAACAGGCCGAAGTCTCTATGCTTTTTTAGCAGAGTTGTCGGCGTGGATTCTGGTCTATTGGGGGTAAAAGGGGGGCGACCTTCAGGTAGATTGAACTCTAGCGAGTCATCGAAGGTGCCCCGTAAAATGTCAAGGAACGCATAGTGTCCCGAGTACTTTTTCAAAACTTCTAGTCTGTCTTCACGAGAACCAGCTTTCTTATATTCTTCGAAAACCTCGAAGACTTGAGTTTTGGGAATAACAACGTTGGTCATGTTTATGCCTTTTCAATTGGATAACAGACGTATCGCTTCCTCTCTATGAGTATTTCTTGTTTCGTAGTACATGCAAACAAGAATTGCCTTAGTCCGATATCATATTTAATAATAGTATTGCGATCTTGTCCAGTCTTTCTCTCTAGTTGAGCGATTCGACTATCTTTTTGATCTATCACCTTTATATATTCATCAAGTAACTTTGTTGTGCCGACAATCCAGACCAAAGAGCACAACAAGGCACTAAGTGCCGCTGTATATAAAGTGCGCATTCGACTCTCTCCTCTAGTCTACAATTATTTATAGACAGAGAGAGTTCTAGTCGGGTAGTTTATCTATCTTTTCTTTATCAGTTCAATAGAGTAAGTAAGTCCATTGATCTCGCCCTCAAGTAACATCCACGAAGTCTTGCGAGTCTCAATCTTAGTACTCGTAAGAACTTCGTAGTTTACGATATCGATTTGAGACTGCCGGTATTTCACCTGTCGCAGTCTCTCCTCGAGTCGTGCCAGTAGCAGGTCTACGTTCACGCAGCGACTGCCATCTCTACTGCGAGTTCTGCAGCCTTCTTCTTCTTGACACCGTTGGCACCGTACCATGCAGAGGTCATACGACCGTCAGCAGTACGACCCGCAACGTGGTCTGTCAAGTAGGTCACAGAGTTGAACGCCTGCCACCATGAACCACGACCGAACTCGGCGCCTGGTTGAGTCTCTAACAACTCGTACGCCTTCTTCGCGTTAGGTGCGAGATCTTTATATGCAAGTACCTCATGAGCAGGAGACTGTGATGGGAACAACGTGTTGTAATAGTTGATCAGCGACTCAGCGGTGAACTGCTTAGATGACAGGAACTGCGCCATCTCTTTGTACTGGTCAAACTTCTCGTGTGCGAGACCCAAGTGTTGCTTGACCATCTGTGGGTCAAACGCACGTCGGTGGTTCACTTTGATTCCGTTGTTCGCAGAACCCTTGAGCGCAAGTGTCAGAGTGTTCATACAAGTCACACGGATCGGTGTGAATCGGATGTCAATAGACTTACCGTACTCGTGTGGGTTAGAGAACAGAAGGTATGAATCAACTTGATCACCCTTCAACACGTCAAACGACTCCTTGATCTTCGCGAGTGCGTAGACGAACTTACCTTCTTTGAGTGAACCCGCAGAGTTCATCTCCATGTCACCAGCGGCACAGTACTCGTTAAAGAAGGTGAACGCTTCTTCGTTCTGACAAGGTTCCCAGTTACCACCAACTTGGGTCAATACTTTATTGTCAGACGAACGCACGAGTGCTTCCATACCGGTAGGGATCAGATCGACACCCTCTTTAGCGGCATACGTAGGGACTTTCTCGACTTCCCAGTTAACACCCGCCTTCTCCATCATCTGCATCGGTGACATGTCGTTAGACACTTCTGTACCGATACCCCAAGGGCATCCACCTACTGCGGCAGACGTTTCGATTTGCAATACATCATTCATACTCATAATTAAATATCCTCTGGTCGATAGTTTTCATACAATTCTTTGGCCTCATCTTTGAGACCTAACTCTTCAAGACGCTCCATCATTACGCGAATGCGTTGGGCCGAATCACGACCCTTGATGTAGTAACGGTGATCGTCAGAAAAATGGTAGAACCAATCGTGGGTTGTGAGCATCTGCTCGAACAACTCTAATTGAACTTCTTTTCGCATTACGCAGCCTCCCTTCTTTCACGAATATCAAACACCATTTCACAAACCAACTCACGGTCAGTAGTGTCACATTCGAAGTCGATAGAAGGACGATACTTGAATCGATCAATCATACCTTCGCAGATTTCTTCGATGGTGAAGTTGTAGGGGTAAATAGCACCATGATGAACCGCATCACCGTAGAAACTGAGACAATACTCGACAAAGTCAAGAACGTCTGAAGTGGTCATCTCTGGATCATTAGGACGAAACGCACAACGATAATACTCACGAACCGCTTCAATTGCAACAACACCGTTTTTCATAATATTTACTCTCTCATCAATTTATGTAACCATTATACTTGTTATAGAAACGTTTGTCAACATATTTCTAAAAAAAGTTAATGTTAATTTTACACATTTTT